GCCGCTTCAGCGTTTGATTTTTAGGCACTTGGCACCTCCGCGTGCAGCTTGACGGCCACCGCCAGCATGGCCAAGGCGGTTTTCTTGCCGCGTTCGTCCAGTTGCATGAACAGCGCCATGGCTTGTGCGCCGCGTGGGTCTACGGCGTCTTTAGCGATCTTATGTGACTGGTTAAAGCCGAGATTATTTGCACGGTTCACGATTACTGCCGCTGCTGCCTGTTGTAGCGCACAATATGACCCATCCAGCGGGCAATTGCAGCTAACCATTCCTGATTGAATTCTGCACATGATCTATTCCCTCTTGTTTGGTGATGCACTAAACAGAACGCCGAACGAAGCGCCGGCCGCTTCCAACATCATCAAATGCTCCGCAAACCCCTTAACGGTCAGCATCGTAGTACTACCGACGAGCACACGCTCGCCACTGGGGTCATAGTCCCATTTCTGATACCCTTCGCGGCAACGCTCAGGGTCGAATTCTTCCGGCAGAAACTCGCGCTTGGCCCACTCGTGCCATACCTCGGCACTGAACTGGCGGCCATCAACCCAAGCCTGCGAAGCGATGTCTTTAAGCGGGCCAGCCCACATACGTGCATTTGCATCCAGCCGCCGCCCCTTTATTTCCTCCCGCACGATGATTTCCAGCGGGCGCGCAGGGTCGCATGGCAGGTTGCGCACCAGGTTAAGTATGCTCTCCCGGACCGCTTCGCCGCGCAGCAGAAAGCGGCGGGTTGCGAAGTGCTGGCGCATCACGCCTTCCCCCGGAAGTATTCAGCCAGCACGCGCACAGTGTTGAAGCTGGGCGACTGGTTGCTGCCGTTGGCAATCGCCCAGACTGTTTTATAGGAAAGTCCCGTTGCATTGGACACCGCCTGTTTGTTAGTGTCTTTCAGCATCGCGACCACATATTGCAGGTCATTTTTGTCCATCTAATACCCCTTTGTTTGAATTGCTGTTTGGTACTGTAATACAGTATGAGCGGAAAGTAAATGCCGATTTTTATGTAAATTCTTCTTGCGTGGCATTTGATTGAGGCGTATGATTCTGTTCATGGGCAGCGCACTGGGCGCGGCAAGAACTGGAGAAGATCATGACCTACGCCTTTCACGCACTTGGCTGGTTTATTTATGACCGAAGCCCTCTGATGATCATGGATGATTTTGGCAACGCTGTTATCCCGAACGGCGGCGGATGGCTCGCTTCGCTGGAAAACGGCGCCTATTGACTGCCTCAGATCAGGCCGCACCACATGCCCGCCCCCGAGCGGGCTTTGTCAGTAGAAGCGTGGCATTCGCTGCGCAAAACCGGAGCGCATCATGACCCAGCGCGAACACGAAGAAGCACGCCGACACCTCGGCTTTCCAATCAAACGCCGATAGGAGAACAGACATGAATAACGATGACCAATTCCCTCATAACGAGGAAACGTGGCTTGACTGGACGACCAACCGCAAGCAGAAAATCGAAGCCGATCGCCGCTTTGCTCGCCGCGTGTTCGTGATCCTGGCGACGATGATTACCTTCGTACTGCTGGTTCACGAAGCCTATCTGGTGCTGGCGAAATGAAAACGCTCATGATGGCGCCACAGATCAGCGCTAATGTCTACGCGCATGGCTCTGCGGATCGTTTTGAGGGCCTTGGAAGCGATGAAAAGATCGAAGTTGAGGTTTGCTATCGCCCAGGCGGTTACGAAGCTCCTGACCGCGCTTTTTACGTCATCGATAAGGTGACTGCGCCGCGCCTGATGACGCTGCCCGGCAGCGAGACAGCATCCGGTCAAGTGTGGCTGAAAATCCCAGCCGGTTACGACATCACAGACCTTTTCACCCGCGCGCAAATCGAAGAAATGGAAGAAGAATTGACGCGAATGTTGCTGAAAGGATACACACTGTGACAGCCATCAAATCCTTCTGGTCGAACTACCTGCGCTGGTACGCGTATTTCCGGCGCCACATATTCCGCCCCTCTCGGCCAGAGGCAGCACGCAAGGCGCTGTGGTGGGCGTGGAGGCAACGCACATTTTTTCGCAGAAAGTAATTGACACACGTCAATGTAGTTTGGCAATATTCAGCCCATCAGCGACGGCAATCGCAGATGGAAAGATAGTGGCAAGGGTAGAAGCCCAGAGTTTTTAGGTGTGTCGACAAAATCGGAAGTGCGTGCTCCCTTGCCCGCGTACCTCCGAGGCTTGCCGGCCCGACACACCTAAGTGCTCTGGGCTTTTTTTCGTCTGTACTACCGTCTTGTATGCACCAGTTCCAATCCGCAGGGTGCGACTGCGCGAACACGGCAGGCGGTGGCCAGGAAGTTTCTGGTTGGCTGAAAAGCCGGGGTGTGTTCAGGGGTATGTGTCCGTGGCTCGTCCCATAGGCAGTACCAGTCTCTTTTACCCTTGGGGGGTATGGGGGGCTTTGGGGATCGGAGCCGGGCTGAACCCTAGGCAATAAGCAAAACCTAGATAAGAGCTAACTAAAGTAAAGAGTATAGATATGGACAGAAGCATACGACTGAAAACACGGTATGAGCAGGATCGAGACAGCAAGTGGAAGCCGGAAAACGGCACGGTCAAGATTCCTGAGCCCAGCGAAGATGAGCTGAATCAGCGAAAGGAGGACATCGAAGCAAAGGAATTGCCGTTTTGATGTACCATAGCAGTACAAACCAAGCCAAACCAGCGTAACAACCAAGGAAAAATCGTGAGCATATCCACCCTCATTTTGGGCGAATCGGGAACTGGGAAATCTACCAGCCTTCGCAATCTCGATCCAACAAAAACATTCCTCATCCAGGCTGTAAAAAAACCACTCCCATTTCGTTCTGCAAACTGGAAGCCTGCCGTAAAAGGCCAAGGCGGCAATGTATTTGTCACTGACAGCAGCGACAAAATTTGCGCCGTCATGCGTGCGACCACGGCAGAAATCATCGTGATTGATGACTTCCAATACACGCTTGCAAACGAATTCATGCGACGCGTTACAGACCACGAGGTCGGAAATAGTGCATTCGCAAAATATAACGAGATTGCGCGCAAAGCATGGGATGTTTTCATGGCTGCATCATCGCTGCCGGATAACAAGCGCGTGTACATCCTGAGCCACACTGCGACGGATGAAATGGGTAAGACCAAAATCAAGACCATCGGCAAGCTGCTGGACGAAAAAATCGTCTTGGAAGGCCTTGTTACCATCGTTTTGCGCACCCTGAAAATCAATGACCAATACGTGTTTGCTACGCAGAACAGCGGCAGTGACACAACAAAATCGCCTCTCGGTCTGTTTGAAGAAGCCCACATCGAGAACGACCTTGCCGCTGTAGATAAGGCAATTTGCGAATACTACGGCGTCACCAACTAAATCAAGGAAAAACCATGTACACACTGAACACTCAAGCGGCAATCAAGGCTGACACTATCGGCGCTTACATCAACGAAACCGGTAAATACGTTGGCGAGTTTCTGCGCGCCGAACAACTGGTAAGCGCCGGGAAGGGAACCAAAGGCATCGGGTTCACGTTTAAGGCCGACGATGGCCGCGAATCGCGATTTGATATCTGGACTCACAAAGGCAACGGCGAAGAACTGAGCGGTTTGAATCAAGTCAATGCGATCATGGTTTGCTTACAAGTGCGCCAGATGGCCCCTGTTACGCATAACGTCAAAAAATGGGATCCCCAGGCCAACGCGGAGGCAATCATGCCTGCACAATGCTTCGTTGAGCTGATGCGCAAACCTATCGGCCTGCTGCTGCGCTCCGAAGAATACGAGAAGATGGCCGATGGCATGGCTACCGGCGACACTGGCTGGCGCATGGGCGTGTTTGCTATTTTCCAGGCTGGGACGGAATTGATGGCGTCAGAAATCCTGTCGCGCAAAACCAAGCCAGAACAGCTCGCAAAGGTTACGGAAATGCTGGCTGACAAGCCTCTGAAAAAGCGCGCAGGCAGCCATGGCCGATCCGGCACGCAAAACAACGGCACGCCGCCTGAGAGCATCCAATTTGATGACGACATCCCATTCTGAGGCCCGCCATGATCGACCTGAACTCCCTCCCTCCAGAAGT